ATCAGTCACTCTAAGTTCTTTATTATTCATGTTATTTTTATTTTTAAGTTATCTGTTTAGATAAATAACTTAAATAATTATACAAAATGCCAGGAAGAGTTTTAACCTTTTTTGAATTTTCTGATAAGTATTCTAACGGTGAAGCTACCGAGAAGGACTTGCAGGACGTAACTTCAGCTGCCTCAAACTTCTCAGACGGATTTGATGATTCAACATATGATCAGCCTGAACTAAAGCCAAACCGACCAGTAAACGGCGGTTATGAGACTACTCCAAATTCTCCTACAGGGTTTAACCCAGAACAATCTGATCAAATGGATATACCTGAAGGAGAAGAAACTGATGAAGACGATGATTCTGAAGATAAAGAAGAAGAAGAAACTGACGACGATGATGATGAAAAAGATAAAGCTAAGGGAAACCCAGAAGAATCTAATGAATCTAAAAGAATCGTAAAGTCTTTTACTAGCTATGTAAATGAGTCTAGACTAAAAAGATAAATCAGAGTAAAGTATAATGAAAATCAAAACATTTTCACAATTTATAATCTCTAAAAAAATTAATGAGGACGACGCAACAGATCTTGATTTAAGCGCTAACGACGGTTCGGCTTCTTTCCATGCAGGTTATTATGGTAAAAATCCACAAGAAATAATAGTTGACGAGACAGGTAGCAGTAAGATACGTAAAAATAAAAAAGTAGATATACTTGAGTTAGAATCAATAAAAGGAATAGTTAAAGATCTCTCTGAAAGAGTAGGTAAACTTAAGAAAAAATAAAGCCGGTGTTACTACTTTAAGTTATTATCCAAAAAAGCGATAATGATTTTTTTAGTTTGTAGGTAAATGTAAAAGGAAGTATGGAAAACTGGTCAACAATAGTAGTAGCATTTATAACTGGTGTACTTGGTCCCGTTATAATAATAATAATAAAAAACATACTGAATAAGAAGCCAGCTAAGGAGGACATGATAATAGATGCATGTAAAGTAAGCGGTGCAGTTGTTGCTAAGATAGACGAGATGAAAGAAGCCTATTCAGCAGATAGAGTATGGGTTGCACAGTTTCATAACGGCGGTCATTTTTATCCTACAGGAAAGTCTATTGCAAAATTCAGCATTTTTTATGAAACTGTTAGTGTAGGTACTAACTCAATACAATCAAACCTACAAAACATCCCAGTCAATCTCTTTAGTAAATCAATAAATCATTTATTACAGGATGAACTGATAATCATTAGTGATTTTAATGATGAAACTTGTGCTACTCACGGGTTAAAATATTTTGCAGAAGACAACGGAACCTATTCTCAATATCTTTTTGCTATTAGGAGCATAGATAAAAAGTTTATCGGGTTTCTTTCCGTTGACTATACTAAAAATACTGAGCTCACTGATCTGGAACTAATCGGATTAGAAATAGATGCAAGTGCACTAGGTGGAGTGTTAATGAATCACCTAAATCGATGAAAAGAATAATAGAAAATTTCATGGAATTTATGGATCTTGCAAGAATAAACCAAGGACCAGACGGATGGTCAATCTATGGATCTAATCCCAAGTTAAAAAAGAAAACAAGACACAAGGCTGCGATTAAAATGGAAGACTTGTCATATAACGAATTAAGATTTAATGTTAATTCAACTATTGATGGGTATGTTAAAGTAAAAGAAGACGATCCAACTCTATCATCTGATAATGAAACCCTGTTTGATAAACTTATACTAACTAATCCTAGTGATTTTTATAATTTTAGATACGATAAAGAAAAGGATAATAAGAACTTATCTGCTATTGATTCAGAAAATGTTCTTAGGATTAGAATTGGATCTAGAGATTTTACTGGAAGAGGCGGCGGTGTTACTCACGTATCTGTAAGAGTTCCTGAAAATTTTGACTATGATAAATTTCAATCTGAGTTACCTAATATAAAGATAGCGTTTACAAATAAAACTGAAGTAGACAGAGTTATTAAAGAAGTTGAGGCTCTTGTAACTAAATGCACAGGAAGAGAACCTACTGTGTTTATGGATACTAACCTAGATTACAAACAGGATATTGTAAATTTTATCAAATCTATAGAAGAAAAGCTAGGTAAAGAAGATACCAAAAAGATATTTAGTGACATCATTAATAAATTATAAGATTTTGTGATTTAACTTAAATCTCCAGAGTCAACGATAAACCTCTTTGGATAACAGGATTACTAATAGTCTTCGTCATCGTCTCCAAAAGAAATAGCACTAAGGGCTTCTGATTCCCAATTAAGTAAGACGTCATCTAACTCGTCATCCACCATTATCAATATCTGCAAATAATCTGAATCTTGCGATCCTTTACTTAAAAGTATCTTATCCTTAATTGCATCTGCTTTTTGTATTATAGATGTCTTCAGTTTTTCCTTAACTGACTCTGAATTATCTTCTTTCATAGGTATTATGTTAATATATTATATTTAGTAAAATATAAAAAGTTTTAGGATAAATAAACTAAATAAAAATAAGTTTTATCAAATGAAGAATTTTATGACTATTAGAAAACTATACGAGACCTATGATCAACCTCAAAATGATCAAGAGATGCAGTCACATATGCAGACGCAGCAACCATCTAAAATTTTATCAATGGATCAATTTATTGACAATACTGATGAAATTGACAACACTGATCCGATGGCCGATCCAATGGCCGATCAGATGGCTGAACCTATTCCTGGGCCAATGGCCGATCAGATGGCTGAACCTATTCCTGGGCCAATGGCTGACCCAATGGCAAATCAACAAACTGCTCTTCCTGCTTTTGATCCAATGAATTTGACAGTTTCTCAATTTATAGAACGTTGTGATAAGATAAACCCATTAGTTTGTATGGGACTTAGCACGTTTATTGAAGCAAACAGTGAAGCTTTAGCAAATGAGGTAAATGGAGGCGAAGAGTTTGATTTAGATAAAGAAGCTAACTTAGACTTTCCACCAGTTGCAGCACCTGAAGCAACACCTACTGATTTTTCACTAGATCAGCCTGCAACAGACCTTGATTTTCCACAAGAAACAGAACCAGTTGCTATTTAAAACTATCAATGAGGACGACTAACGAATGGTATGGTGCCGACACCATGGGTACTGATGTAACTCATCTAATCCCATCGCCTGACGAAAAAAGGTTTAATCATCTAATGTATACTGCCGGTACGAGTACATCAGTACCATCCCATTGGAACAACTCTCCTTTTTTAGCAGGCGGTAGACTGACCAGTACGTTTGGGTCTAATCCTAAAAAAGAGAAGAAAAGAAAAATCATGACGTATGCGGAATTTTTAGAGTCAAAAATAAAAAGAAATAAATAACAAAAAACAAGAACTGATGGGATACATTAAAAACTTTACAAACTTTACTACATCTAATGAAGGAGTAGTTAGTGAAGAGACTGATGTAATGTTTGACGAAACTCTAACTGATCTTTCTAAGAAAATCCAAGATTACAAGAACCAGATAAATCAGTGGGAAAAGGCAAAATTAGATAGAGAAAAAGTATTAGCTACTGAATTGAAAGCGAAGGCTGCTCAAGTAGTTACACCAGCAGCGCCTACTCAACCAGCTACTTCTTAAGATGAATAGAAAAATAAAGACATACAATGATTTCATTAATGAATCGACTAGAGAAGTCGTGTACCCTAGTAATTTTAAAGGTATGGTCCAAAGCACCTTATCTGGACTCTATACTCAGATCATTGCTATAGCTCAAGAATTAGCTAACGAAAAAGCCGCTAGGAACCCCGGTAGGTACTCAGGTACTCTAGAAGAGGTAGATATTACTAGGGCTATGAATATGATATTCCACAGCGATTGGAAGAAGAAGATTAAAGAGAGGGCCATTGGAGAGGTTTTACAAAAGTCAATGGCTAGAGCAGGTAAACAGGATGAAGTTATAGGTAAGAAGAATCTTAGAGCATTAGGTAGATCAAATGGAGATACTGACTTTAAGGTAGACATCAATAAATCTAGCGTAAGGTTTAGTGATAAAAAAGACGGTGGTGGACCAGGTTCAAACCAATAAAACAAGATGACAGAACAAGAACTAATAGCTGATATAATTGATGAGATTACTTTTTCAGGAGCGTTACCTTATTCTTTACCTGAAAAAGAAATAACTAGAATTCTTGAAAACGACAGTCGTTATTTCTATGACAACTGGAGACATGCTGTTGAATCTCAGTATCTATTACTTCCAAAGGAATTATTTAGTACCCCTCAATTTAAAAAGAAACGCCAGATAATACTACCTGACTGTGTACAGTTTGTCGTAGATTTTAAGGAGGCAAAAGGCGGCTCTATATTTGGATCAATCGACCGAGATTTTGCAGAACAGAAATTTATAGGTGCTGAAATATTCTTGACTCCTTTCATTGGAGAAAGTATTATGTACAGGACAGTAATGTTTTCCTTTCTAGACTTAAGTAAAGCAATGTTAATTGATACTATCGCATATGACTATAACAAAAACACTAAGCTATTGGGTGTATTAGGAAGATCACCAGCAACAGCGGCTGTAGTTAGAGTCTTTAAAAAACTAGATAGAGATAAGTTATATGAAGACGAGTTGTTTCAAAGATACGTTCGTGCACATGCAAAAGTAAGGTTATCTCATCTTCTCCAAACATTTAATTATGCTTTGCCTGGTGGAGTAACTGTTAACTATCAAAACGTAGTGACTACTGCTGAAAAAGAAATGGAGACTGTGTTAACTATGATGAAAGGCGAGAACACAGCTGACTGGATGTTCTTACACAGACAATAAAAAAAGAAGAAGATGGCACAACTTAGGGACATATATTTTAGGGATCAAAACGATCCTAAATTCCAAGCCAATAAGATAGAGGTAACTGACGACCTTGAAGCAACTATTCAACAGATAATGATGACTATCTTTACTAGAAAAGGCGAGGTCTTAGGAGAATCTAACTTTGGTTTAAATTTAGATAATTACTTATTTGAATTTAACGTGGATCCAGTAAGTCTAAGTAGAGCAGCACAAGATCAAATCTATAGCTATGTGAGTGAAACTAGAAAAAGAAGAATTACTATTGAGCCTTCTCTATATCCAGACACAGTTTCAAATAGAGATATTTTAGTTTTGTTAATAGACATCCCTGAGATCAAGGAGAAGATTGCTGCCTTTTACGATTAAGAGCTTTTAATGCAGTTAAGAAAAAGAAGTATTTGAATCTATCCCAGAAAAATATTGAATAAAAAGTCGTAAGTTTCTTTGTTGATTACTTAACATCTCAATCTTGCTTCTTTTGATTTGTATCTGCTTAGAAAGATCAGAACGTAGTGCAATCAACTTGCAGTAGTCTGCACTGTCGTTACAGTCGCTAATGAATGCCATTTTTCTGGCTTCGTCATTAGTGTAAGTCTTTTTTCCAGCATCGTCTACTGCATTTAAGACTTGTGACTTTATTTCAATCTCAAGCTCGGTGATAGCTTTTTCGTTTGACTCTACTAAGTCGTTTGTTTCAATGAGCTCTAACTGATTGTCATAAACAGCCTTAGGAATATCAGATAGCTCTTGAGCCATGTCTAATGGTGATTTCATAAATATAGTTTTAGATTATAATACAACTAAACTATCAACTGTTAAAGTTGACCAGCTGCGCCTACTTCTCCTCCTTCTTTGGTCTCGCTACCGCCTGCTTCTGCAGCGGCTCCTGCTGCGGCTGGTGCGGCTCCTCCTGCTGCTGGCGGTGCGGCTGGTGCGGCTGGTGCAGCAGCTGCTGCTTCAGCTTCAATTTCAAGTTTTTGATCAAACCACTGCTGGTTTGATTCAATCTCACTCTCAGTAAGCTTAAGCTCTTTTCTAACTAAGTATTCAGTAGAGAAGAATGGTGTGCCATCGTCTTTCATGACTCCTTTTTTGGCTTGGAATGCAGCTATACGTTTTGCTTCAATATCGTTCTGCTTAGCCTCTTCAAAGATATTATCATTGTTGTAGTTAATACCTATTGCGTTGTTAAATTTATAGTCATCACCAAGCTCAGGAAAGTCTAAACACATTTGCAGATACCAAGGCTTTACTAATAATTCAGAAAAAGCTGATCTTAATCGTCTAATGAATTTTTGGTATCTTACCTCTTCTCTAGTTATACCTTCAGCATTAAGGGTAAATGCACCCATTCCACTCTGTCCTTCCCAACGAGAATAAGGAATTTTAGAATCCATCTTCAACTTCTTATAGAAGTAGTTAAGTAGTTCTGAACCAGAAAGGTTTGGTCCAGGTGTTTGTAGAGCCTCTATCTTTATCTGCTGTTGCTGATCGTTTATTGGCATAACATAATTCTTGTAGAAAAGAATGTTGGGTTTACCGTCAACGCTTAATTCACCAGTATCTCCATTGAAACTGATATCTTCTTTAAACAGGTTTAAAAACTCACGAACATCTTCTTGGCCCTTTTGAAAGCTTTTACTCCCGATTGGAACAGTAGTGGTTAGACGAATTGGTGCATTCATTACGTGCCAAATTACTTTACTATGCTCGATGATTCTTAATAAGTTGAATGACCTAATTAATCTCTCTACAAAACTTACTCGCTTTG